TGATAGCGAACAAGCAAGAGATATTGAATTTTTTTGTGAAAGTACATCTATACCAGGTAGACAAATTTTAACAAACGATTATGGACCAACAAGACAGACAGAAAAAAGACCAAATGGATACTCAAATGAAGATGTAAATTTTGTTTTCAATCTGACAAACGATTATTTTATAAGAGACGTATTTAATAGATGGACAAATGCAATTGTTAATAGAGATACATACGAAGTTGGATATAAAAATGATTATGCTTTTGATATTTTTGTTCATCAATTAGATGAAGAAGATACAAAAATATATACGGTCGCATTAAGAGATGCTTTTCCAGTAACAGTTCAAAACATAGATTTAAATAATACAACTACAGACTCTGTACAGAAATTAAATGTAACGATGGCTTATAGAGATTTTGAAGAATTGAAAGGTGAGCCAATAGGAATAGTGCCGGCACCAATTGCGGACCCAACACCAGCTGGTATTACGCGCAATGGGAACTTTAAAAGAAATTTATCTAGACCACCAAAAGATTACTTAGACCCGACTTTACCAGATCAAGCAGCATTTAAACAAAATAGACAACCAAGTGGTGGTCCATTACCGAATAAAGCTGATGTTATACAGAAAAGACGTAAAATACCTACTATCATTCCTTTCTTACCACCTAAAATAAATCAGATAAATAGAATAGCGAGAATATTTGGAGTCACTGCCACACAGCCTGGGAGCGCCCAATAAACTTTAAATTATTAAAATATTATGCCATTACCAAAATTAGAATCAACTAAATATACAACTCAAATACCTTCTACAAAAGAAGAAATTGAGTTTCGCCCTTTCCTTGTAAAAGAGGAAAAGATACTTATGATTGCACAAGAATCTGAAGATGAAAAACAGATTATGTCTGCGATGAAAGAAATTGTATCAGCCTGTACCTTTGGAGAGGTTAATGCTGATGAATGCACACTTTATGATATTGAATACTTATTTCTCCAGTTGAGAATGAAAAGTATCGGTGAGACAGCCACTATAAATTTAAAATGTGATAAATGTGGAAAATATACACCAGTAGAAATCGATTTAAACGAAGTCAAAGTTGTATTTCCAGTAAATGATTTAACAAACACGATCGCTTTAACAGAAGATATAGGTATTACACTAAAGCCATTAACACTTAAAGCCGCTGCAAAAGTTGCAGGCAAAAGTGAAGAGGTCTTTAACCAAGCGATTATTCAGTCAATCGATTCCGTTTATGACGCTGATAATGTTTATAGCTCATCTGATGTAACTGAAAAAGAGCTCCTTGAATTTATTGATTCAATGTCACATTCACAATTACAAGAAGTTCAAAAATACCTAAACGATCAACCAGTATTAAAACACACAGTCAAGTTCACATGCAAACATGATGGACACGAAAACGAGATAGAACTGAAAGGAATTGCATCTTTTTTCTAATAGGCCTTTCTCACGATTCGCTGTTAAATCATTATCATACAAATTTTGCAATGGCCCAACATCATAATTACAGTTTAACAGAATTAGATAATATGCTACCATGGGAAAGGCAAATTTACGTTTCATTATTAAAAGATCACATTAAAGAGGAAAACGAAAGAATACAAAGGCAAAATGCATCTTCAACTAAAAGAACTTACGCATGAGTGACGACGCTCCAGTAACATCAAAAGACTTCCAAAAGCTAATTAAAGCTGTTCAATCAACTAATAAAAAGTTGGATGCACAGGCTGAAGCTAGCCTTGGTGGCGTTGGCGGTGTTATTAAAGAGCGTATCAAAGGAATTAGTGATGTAATAAAAGCACCATTTGAAAGTATTGAAGCAGGATTAAAAGCTCCATTCGAAGCTGTATCCGGCACACTTGAATCTGTTGGAGAAGCAGCAATGAAGCCCTTTGAGTCTTTTAAGAATGTTACTCAAGGTTTTAAAAATCTATTTGGTGATAATGAAGAAGAAAAGGACACTGCAATACTCAATGAAATACTCAGTGAAATACAAACCCAAACTAAACTTTTAAAAGGTGATAAAAATAGAGAACAAAATCAAGATTTAAAACAATTAGAACAAACCAAAGAACAGCAATCAACCTTTAAATCTATTGCAGATGGTGTTTCTAATATTGGCGGTGTATCTGATATACCTGCATCAGTTGCAGATGAAACAATAAAAAACACAAGTGGTGGAATCGTTAAAAATATTTTTGGAGAACTACTTGGAACTATAGGTGCAGCTGGCCTAGTTGCTAGTGCTACAGTTGATGCACAAGCAGCTGATGCATTATCTGAAAAAGACAAAAAGAAACAAGATATTTTTACTAGAACGCGTCAAAGCTTATCTAAAAGATTAACTTCTCCTTTATCAAAAGCACTTGGTGGTGGAGCTCGGCCTGCAGAGATTGTTAACGAAATACCAAATTTTAAACTTGAGACTCAACGTGAAGGTGAAAGCGATCAAGTAGAATCGATAAGTGATATAAGTGAGGCCTTTTTAAAGCCATCAGATGTAGGTGCAGCAACAAAAAATCAAACTGATTTCTTCGGAGGTGAAGACTTATTTGGTAATGTAATATTAGAGCCTATGACAGGAATCATAGATTCTGTAGAAAGTATGAAAGAAGATATCGTAGTTGCATTGGAAGATGGCAATAAAATTTCTGAAGATGGCAATCAACTTATGCTAGGAAACGACTTAAAGAAGGCAGAAGAACAAAAAGAGTTCAAAGATGCTTTAAACAAAATAGCTGATAAAGATGAAGAACCGGGTGGAGGATTACCAGAACCCAAGAAAAAAGGTGGTATTCTCGGCGGTATTATGGAATTCCTTAAAACAGGAATTGCAGCCGTGGCAAGTGGCGTTTCTGCATTTGGCGCCTTCGTTGCACCAATTTTAGCAGCTTTCTCTAAATTTATGGGAGTAATAAAAGTAGCCTTTGCCGGATTATCTAAACTTGCCCTGCCATTAACAATTGCTATTGGCGCCGTCTCTGCGATTTTCGGTGCAATTAAAGGATTTAAAGAAGATGGATTTGCAGGAGCAATTAAAGGAGCATTCACTGTTGCGTTTGATGTTCTTGTTGGAAGTATAGCTAAATTACTTGGAAGTATTACCGGTGGATTGCTTAAATTGATAGGTTTAGAGGGTATGGCAATTACACTCAAAGAAGGTATTGAAAATATACTTACCTTTCTAAAAATGCTTTTTACTACACCGATTGATATAATTAAAGGATTATTTACAGGTGATGTTGATTTGATAATGGATGCTATTTCTGGTTTGTTTAAACAAGTAGGTAAAGTTCTTATGAGCCTATTTAAGGCTGCATTTGTAACGTTATTTGAGTTACCTCTTCTTATTGGAAAAATCATTAAAACTATACTTTTAGATATACCAGTTGCTATTGGAAAAGGATTATTTAATGCAGTAAAAACATTATTCATAAGTTTACCAATCGCTCTTGGAAAAGCTCTTGGTGAAGGTATCTTTTCTCTAATAAGCCTTATACCAAAAAGTGTTATAAAAGCCATGAAGGCTGCTGGTGAAAGTATCTTTGCTCTTGGCGACTTATTCATCGACGGAATTAAGTTTACTTTTGATCTTATTAAAAAGGGTATATCAAATGCATTTGAAATGGTTGCTGGAATACCGCAAATGCTTATTGAAAATATAATAAGCGCAATTGCAACTCTTGGAAAAGTATTTTTAAGATTACCATTAGCTGTTGGTGCTGCCATTGGCGCTTTATTGCCAGGTGGAAAAACACCGGGTGAAGCATTTACCGAAACGTTAATGGGTGATAAGAGCACTGAAGAAAAAAGTAAGAAAAAGCAGGAACGAAAGTTTGGATTTTTCGGTAACAAAAAAGAAGAAGACACAACTGCAGTCGAAAAAGTTGTAGCCACACAAGAAGAAAGAAATTTCACAATGGCAGCTGAGAGATTTGACAGAAGCGAAGCTAATTTGAAATCATTTGAATCAGAAGCTGGCGATGATTTCACAATAACAGAAAGATTACGCGAAGGCGGAGACCCGAGTGACCCAACTGATTTTATAGAAGAAAAAGTATATAACGACCCTAAAAAGCAAGCACAATTCGAAAGACTAAAAGAAGTTAAAGATAAAGCTTTAAGAAACAAATCAAAATTGGGTGGAGGATTAGTCAAAGCTTTCAAAGAAAAGTTTGGTAAAGGCCGACGTGCAGCAGCTATTGCTAATAGTGAATTAAGTCAAATAGGTGGTCGAGAAGGCTTTTTAGAAAAAGTACAAAATAGAACTGGAGCGACAATGCTCGGCGAACAAAAAGATAGCATGGATAGAGCAGCACTCCAACAAACTTTAAATGAACAGCGTGAGAGTACTGGAAATGTAGTGAATGCACCTACTAAAAATAGTGTAGTCAATACAACTATTAATGAAGCACCTAAGCATCTTGATAGAACAACAAATTTATTTGGTCCTTTACCCCCAGGCATGGCATACTAAAAAGGGCGATGACCTCAGCCATCGCCCCGTAATAAGGAAGCTTAACGTTTTACTGTTGAGCTAATTTAGCGAAATAAGATAAGGTATCTTCTCCGTCCTCATTACCACCTTCTTGCGCAGTGGCTGGTGTCGGTGTTTCAGCTTGAGGCGCATCAATTACTGGCGCCTTAGTTGTATTCAGTTCATCAACTACGGTGTCGCTCAAGGTATCAGCGATTTCTTCTTCGCCAAGAACGTCGTAGAGCTTTTTCTTAAGCTCTCCGTATGACTTGTAGTTTTCGACATCAACGAACTCCTGCAATTTGTATGACTGTGCGTATACAGCTTCTAACTTTGAATCGTCGCCATCGAATAGCTCGGTGGACGATTCAAACTCTGACTTATCGTAGTTACGGTAGCCTTCAACATTGCGAATCTTTAACTTGAAGTTAGCGCCACCCCAATAATCAAATGGGTTGACAGGCTTCTCATCTTCGAATTGCGGTTGCATCACATCCATAATCTTATCAAAGATTTTCTTTCCGTACTTGTACAGGAAGACCTTACCCTCGTTTTGAGGATTGGCTGTATCTGATAGAACCAGAATGTTTGATACATGATGTAGACGACGCTTACGGTCACGGGCAATCTCCTTATCGGATTCAATACCACTATTCCATAGCTGAGTGTTCATTTCACTCACAGGGTCTTTTTGACCGATAGAAGTAAGTGACTTTTCAATGTACCACTTACCACCTGGTCCTTTAAACCCATGGTCCCAATAACGAACCCATGGCAAATCTTCGCCATCGGTCGCTGGTAGGAAGCGAATCACTGCGTATCCGTTTCCTGCTTTATCTACTGTTGGTGCCCAAAAGCGGTCATCAGAGTAGTTAGTTTTTTCTGAAGTGCTCGCTGTAGCTTTTACAAGCTTTGCGATAGCGCCTTCACGATTTTGTTTCATATTTGCAAACGACATATTTGTATTTTTTGTATTTTTGTATTGCGGTGTATTTTATTGTATTTAACTATACTAACAGAAATCATGCATATGTAAAGGCTTTAATGACCTCTTCTCGCATTTTTTTCATATTAATTTTAGTTAAGCTTGATTTGTATTTCATTGCCAATACTGCACGAGCCCCTTTCATTTGAAGTGGGTCGATTAATTTTGGTAATAAAGGTTTTATAAAGTTCACTAGACTATCTATAATAGAAACAGTCTCTAGTGAAACTTCCTCTTGTATAAAAGCATCAATGAGTAAATTGTTACCATGTATGCATTCACACATTTTGTTAAAATCTTGAAACTGCGCTAAATCTTTTTTAAGACGATACGTTATTGATTGGAGTCGAGCTTCTCGTTTGTCATAATTATCTTTTGTCATATCGTGAATCCACATAACATTTTCAATCATGTTTGATGTGATATAATCAATTATATAATCTTGGTCGTGTTTAGCACCTAGTTTTTCAAAGGTATAACGATATCTAAGAGAATCAAATGTTCTTGGCGAAACTCTTACTTTAAAGTTATACTTGTACGCATCAAACTTCTCATCAGTATAATGAAGCTTTAATGCGTTGTAAATTTGATATGCTTGAAGCCCAGTCACCCTTGTCCGCGGTATTGTTTCTTATAATGAATAGAGCTTTTTAGTTTAGAAGTTTTAGTCTTAGCGTGAACGCCAGGTCTCTTCTTTTTCTTTGTCTCTGTTTTTCCAATCTTTGCTGTTTTTGCCATGATATGTTTATTTTATTTTATAAAAAGAATTAATTGAACCTAACAGGCTCTTCCCATACTGCTGTGGGTCTACCTCATCTGATTTCAAGGAGGGGGTCGAGCTTTCTCCGCAGGAGTCCGAAGACTTTATTCCTTTGGCATAGTATTCAATTAATAGTGCAGAAAGTGTTTATAGTTCATCGTCTTCAAGGTTATAGGCTTCGTAATCAGCGACATCGCCCTCACTAAAAATTTCTTCTCCTACCTCTGCTGTAGTGTAATCGAAATCATCGTGAAAAAACAAATTTTCAATAGCTTCATAAACTTCATCTGTTTCTGGTCGAGGTTCAACATATAATTCTGTACCATTGTCATCTTCATGGCGACTAATTTTATATTCTTTACCTCCTACTTTTACTTTAAAAACATAAATGATTTTGTTGTATGTAATCTTGGGTTTTTGTGTAATTTCTATTTTCATAATTTGATTGTTGCCATATTAAAATAATGTTGCAGTATTTGTTTTAATGATGTTGCGGCTCTTGGCTTCAGCTTCTAGTTTAAGCTTGAGCGGCCCATTAACTAATCTTGCCATATCAGCAGGATCAATCTGTTGCTTTTCACATATATCACATATTGCTTCTGCATATGTCATTTTATCTTTATGAACAAGTTGATCGACTCGAATTCGCAAATCTTCTCGTGTTATTGACGGTTTTATTGTAGGTTCTTTTTTTGCCATTAGAATGTTCTTAGTAATATTGTTTCATTATTTATTCTTCCGTTTGGTGTTTTCTTTTTTGTTTTCAAAGCATCAATAATTTTAGAGATTTGTTTTTCAGTTTTATTTGTTACTACTGGTAATATATCATCTGGCTTACGAATTGTCAATTCAAAACTAGTCTTTATATCAAAATTCTGTAACGTTGTTCCTTTTACTCCAAGCCCCTCGGTTGAATTCGCTTCATACATTATAAGTCTACGATACTTTGTATTAAAAGTAAATAACTTCTTTGAGCCTGGTATAATAGAAGGTGCAACAGAACTAAGACCGAAGTCGTCATCTGATTGTTTGTACTTAATATTCTTTACTTGAGCATCAGCAGATTTGACTTTCTTCTTACGTGGCTTACGAGCTTTCGTATTAGCACCACGATACTTTTCTACTTGAGTCAACATCTTGTCAAGTTCTTTAATACGATTATTAATCGCAGGACGTGACAGATAAGAGTAACCCTCAACAAAGTCTGAATCAGTTTTTGAATAAGCAGATTGAAGTCCATGCCTTAGTGTATCAAGCCACTTAGTTACTTGAGCTAGACCAGCAACAGGAATCTCTCCTGCTTTTAAAAGTGACGTTATGTCGACACCTTTAACCTTTACTTCGTCTGTAGCCCAACCATTGTCATCAATCATAGAATCAAGATGGTAGATAACTTTGTCATTTACTTTATTATTCAAACGTTCTTGAATAGATATTTTTGGTTTATCAGCTGCTTTCGCCTCAATAACTTCTTTCATATTACGAGCTTCTGATAGACCTGGTCGTATAATATTATCAATAGTTCGAGCATTATCACCAATAGGCATACCGCGATTCACCATTCGAGCAATCTTACATGCTGTAATTAAACCAAGCTTTTCACCAAACTTTTTAATAAGTTTGATATCAGGCTTTTTATAAATGTCACGTTGCTCCATATAATAAATTAAATCAGGCAATAAATCCTTTGCAGACAAGTAGTAAGCATAGAAGTTTAGTGCAGATGAGAATCGTTTATCAATTGCCTCTTGAGAATCAAGCACATCGCCTGTCCACGTAGGTTCTTGACCTGTGTATTTCTCGTCAAAAGCGTTGACTCTTCCGTGTTTATCAAAGACCCTGGCCATCAAATATCCTTTCTGCTTGGTATCCACTTAAGCGATGAAGCTCTTCTTGAACGTCATTATTCTCTGGTTCAACAAGGGCGTATCCGTCCTCGGCAGGTGCTGATTTCTTTTTCAGCTTTTTCGCGATACGACGAATCGTCGCTTCTCGCTTTTTGAGTTGTTTTTCAGTCATATTATTTGTTTAAATGTATTTTTACTTTGTTCCAATATATTTCTAAATTCGAACGCTTCTTTGCGTTACCGTAATTAGGGTCATCTGCATATCTCCAAGCAGAGCCACCACCATTATGTATAAAAACCAAATGTTTAGCATTTAGATTTGGTATCTTCTTAGCATAATGCATCCATACAGTTTCTGTAATGTGGTATGCCATACTTCGATTAAACACCACATCATGTGGTAAATCCTGTTTAGTAATCCTATTATAGTCTTTTAGAAAGATCGGTCGAATCTGTAAACAACCTCGTGCATCTTCTTTAACGTTGATTGCATAAGGGTCAAGATTTGACTCTACGTTTTCAACAGCAACCATAACGTCAGTTACTGTAAGTGCGGATAGATTTGCAACACTGATTAATGCCGCTAGTATGATTTTTATTTTATTCATAAAGTTTTAAAAGTTAATGCCATTTTGAAGCGGAGCAGGAGACTCATATACAAATAATTCGTTTTCATCTTTCTTACGTATTTGCTCGAGCTCGTAATCCTTTCCTCTTATCCTC